AGGAGTTTGTGTAACAGTTGGGGTAACCGTATTGGTTGGAGTCACTGTCGGAGTCATCGTGTTGGTTGGTGTAGGTTCCGCAGTGACGTAGTAATCACAAGCATTGAGATCCTCAAATACCTGTAGTTGAACATCCATCGCTACCCCTGCGACGTGATCCCCAAACCTCTCAAAGAAGGGGATTGCGTTTGCTGGTAAAACCACGTCCATATTGTCAAATAAAACAGGGAAGGTATTTATTCCTCTTTTGACATACGATAAGAATCTACGTGCTTGTAAACTCATGTCGGATACACAATCTTTTTCGTTGCTAAGATCCCAATTCAAGATGTCCGCAAAGATCAATGAGAACTGATATGTTGTGATGTTGTCCTCGTATTGGATGCTCTGTGGAACCGCAAACATGAATGGGTAATGAACTGTCCCCCCTGATATGTGTTGTTGTCCAAAATCGATTAAGTTACCATACGCAAATGTATTGAGTATGGGACTCTGAGTTTGGAATAATTCAAGGTAATCAATTACCTTGTGAAATGTCGTGTATTGATCAAACATATTGTTTGTTTTTTTGTTGAATTTTTCTTATCTCCTCTTGTTCTTTTAGTCTGCGTTCCTTAATAAGAGATGCGGTGTTCAGACATAGATACATATTTAGGTCGTTCACTCGGTCGTACTCTGTGATTTTGTCCGAAGAGAGGAGGTAAGTAAGTTGGAAATAAAATCTTGCGGTTGCTTCGGTAGCAGGTATTTGGGAAGTATCCTCCTCCACGGTTTCAGGTATCTCTCGATCTTGGTCGTCAAGTCCATAGAATTCTTTATATTGATGATGTATGCGTTGCTTATGAGCAAAAAAAAACTTGCACATCCAAACCATACATCAACTCCGAGTTTCTTTCTGAACAACTCAGCACGTTCCATAACCTCACTTGATTTGTATTTGTCGAGGGTGTAACTCTGACCTTTCTCGATCCTTACGGGTCTGTAAAGTAGAGCGAGAATAACGTGGATGTTCTGTTCGATTTTATCGGGTTGAGAGAATACCTCAAGGTCAGTCCACTGACCCCATGTCATGTTCCCCCAATCGTTTTCAATACCATAGGTCACATCGTCAATCTGAAACGTAAACACAATGTCCTCGACCTTTGGAGCAAGTAGATGCTGCGTGAGAATTCCTTCAACGAACTTGATCTGATCCACTGGTAGATCCTTGAGTTCATCAACGCTTACCCCTAAATAGAGAGCAAGAATCTCTGAGGTGTTTGAGTATTTTATTGGGTTGCTTCTGATCTGTTGGTATTTTTCAACTGTGAGGGTTGTGCTCACGTTGATTACCCGATCGTCTAATGTGATCTGAATCATCTAAATGCGAATTGTTTTGGTTTATTGTCGATGAACTCACTAACCACATACCTCAGAGCATCGAGCAAGTGATCCGACCCTTCGGTCTGATTTGTTACTCGTCCACTGCGATCTTTCTTGTATCGGTAGTTAATGAATTCTTCGTTTAGAGAGATTGAATCCTTATGGATAAATACTTTGTGCTGTCTTACCTTCTGAATCCCGTAGAGGACAGAATTTGCACCTTTCTTGACACCTCTGACATTGAGTCCACCTCGTTTAAGTTCTTCAATAGATTTTGGTTCTGCTGAGTCCGCTACGATGTCGTGATTTCTGTTGAGTCCGTGTTCGTTTTTTAGAAGGTGTAGAATGTCCTCGTTGGTTAGTCCCGCTTGATACACCATCTCACGAACATAGAGTTCTTTGTCTCTGACCTGAACTTCAACCACCGCAGTGGGATCCTGTGAAAAACCGAAGTCGATTCCGTAGTAGGTGTATTTAATTCCTGCTGGTAGGTCAGTGAAGTATTCAGGTTTTTGGTATACGATTTCTCGTGGTGGTACGATCTGTGATTCTGAGTAGATCAACCATAGGTCATGATCCGTTTCTTTTAAGGATTGGATTGCTTCGATGGTTCTCTGATCCAAGAATGCGTTATCCCTCCACGTTGTGATAAGAACTTTTCCGTTGTCTTTTTTCTCGTAATCCAATCCGAACCAGTCAGTAGGGATTTCAGGGTTGTATGCTGCGATGATGTAGTTTGAGGTTCTGATGTCGAGTTGAACGAATGACGACATTGAGATGGTATTGACCTCGTCAATCATAACTACGTCAGAACGCATCCCCCGTAGTTTACCTGTCGTGTCATCTAACCCCACAAATCTGACCACAGATCCATTATCGAACCTGTAGACCATGTCTACCTTATTGAACCGATTATCTGTCCACAGAAACAATTTTTCCATTTCATCCTTGAAGTCGATCAGGATTGTGTTTTTGATTGAGACCTGTGTCTCCCGTGCTATGGTAATTGTAGTCTTTGGATTTACCAATGCTTCAACGATCAACGTTTGAATTGCTGCTACGGTTTTACCCGATCGTGACGAACCACGTAAAAACAGATAACGCACCCCCTGATTAAGTTCGGTGCGTATATCTTCAAATAACGGATTCGCTTGTATTTTCATTTTTTGGGTATGGTAATTTGTAGTTCCTTGAAGATGGTATTGTGGATTCTTTTGCTCATATTCATAAACAGGGTTTCGAATATAATTGGAGTGGTAACTTTGCGTGTGGGATAAATCGTGAATTCCAAATCACAGTAGGTTGGGGTTGATCTTGGGTATTCACTCTGACCAAGAATGGATATAAAATCTTTCTTTAAGATCACATCATCTAAATACAGACTGATGACTTTCTTAGTTGCTCTAAAAATTACATTGGTCACAAGTTTGTAATCTTCCAAGTCTCCTGTGTAAAAGAATTTTATGGTGTATGTCAAACTCTTTAGATTTTCAGCATCGACTGTTTCTAAAGAGAACCTTGCGTGTTTGTATACCCCTTTGAGTTTGTAAGTTCTACCCCTACGTCTAATTACTGTCATCAAGGTTTTTTTTGATAATCTCAACTTGGATTAGATTTTCCTGATTGAGTTTATCACCACCCGTTGTGATGTCAATTTCTTTGGAGTCACTCCACTGATCTCTGAACTTATTTTTCATAATCACAGTCCACAATCTTTGATTGAACCGATTGGAATTACCTGACTCGATTGCTTCACGTGCTTTTTCATACCACCATTGCTCACAGAGTTTGTTGTATTCTTTGACTGTTTTGTGATATTCTTTGTTTCGATCAAGGAGTTTGTAGTGCTGATCCCAACTCAAACCCAACTCCATTAAGAAGTGAGTTATGTGATGTCCGTTGATTCCTGCTTCTATAATGATCTCTTTCCATAGAGGTTGGAGTGAGATGGGGATTCTTGGTCTTCCCCTACCTATTGGATTATTTTCCATTGTTTTGGTTGTATATGTTTTTTATTGTGTCTGCTGCGTGTTGAGAAGACACATCCCCCTTTGCGTTAGGGTAGATTGAATAGAACGCATAACGGACTTGGAGAACATCTCCTTCATCGTATTGCTCTACTGTTTTTTTACTGACGATATCCTCATACACATCAAATGCGATTTTGAGGTGATCTTTACTATTGAGGTTGTTTAAAACCTGTGCGGTTTTTTTACAATTACATCCCATTTATCCGTGTTTTACACTATAAATATACAGGATAAATCACGAGGTATCAACACAAAAAACCCCCACCCGATTGCTCAGATGGGGGGGGTGGACCTCAAACCACCCTAAAAAAAAACATGAGGTTATTTGAAGTTGTAATTGATACCCATAGTTATTGTTCCTCCATTGATACCTAAACTGAAGTCTGCTGACATTTTGTCTGAATAGTCAAAGGGAATTACGTATGCTGCGTTGAAATTAGGTTTGACGGTTCTCTTGTTATAGGATTCATTCCACGTTTTCTCACGAAAGGTTGGGGAGTATTCTACACAGAAAAAGTTCTCTGAGTTACCTAAAATTTTCCATGAATCGTAATACTTCTCTACGTAACCACTTTGGGTCATATACCAGTTCTCGTTGTACCCATCAATTTGGGTTATCCAAATACCACCACCGATACGGAGTCTATGATTACCCATTGGGATTACCACACCAGCGTTGTAACTTCTGTGAGTTGTAGTCCAATGGTTTGTTACCCTTGAAGTTGTTTTGGTGTATCTTCCTGACTCGATCAGCACATTACCATACGAAG